CTCAGAGAAAATTTTGAGAAGTTCTTTTTCAACGCTATCTATCCGATGGCTCGGTCCCCTGGCTTCTCGATCCCGATTAGAATTATCGGGACCTTGTACAATCGTCGGATGTTTATTTACTGGCTCTACACGACTGCTGATTCGCGTATCAAGGAGTTCTGGAACAGGACGCTGATGAACGTGGTTCAGATGGACTGGGGAGTCATGGATGAGGAGTGGCAACAGTCTGAGAAGCGACGTTTGGGTGTCGCTACTTACAACGCCCAGTACATGAACGATCCGGGTACCGCCGCTGACCGCGTGCTGGCGATTCACCCGGAGCTGAACACGTACTGGCTGGAGGATGTGGATGATGCGGCGTATAACACCCCTCTTGAAAGTCAGGCGGTATGCGTTACGCATACTCTCAAAGCTATTCGCAAGAGCGAGGACGGCGAGGAGTTGCCGGTCCCCGAAGTTCAACACCGTTCCTGGGCCGAAGTGGTGGGAGGGATGCGACGTTTCATTACGGTGGACTCCTCCCGCACGACTACCCCCACCAGTGATTTTTCAGTTGTTCATGTCATGGGGTTTGAAAACACCCATGAGCACCGGGACACCCTCTATTCCTTGGATATTTGGGTGGGCCGCGTCCGACCCGAGGAGTTGCTCCGGCAACTTTATCGTCTTGCCCTCAAATGGCATGTGCCCCTGGTCGGAGTCGAGGCGTACCCCATTATGGCTGAGTTCTACGAGCGTGTGAAGGACAACCTGCCGGAGATGTACCCGTCGAAGGCGGGCATCCCGCGGGTCATCCCGCTCAAGTTCCCTCCGAAGATGGCCAAGGAGGACAAGATCATGCAGATGGAGTGGCGGTTCCGTCACTTCCGCATGAAGTTGCCGGTGGACCGGCGTGCTCAGCCGGGCTACGCTCGCCTGTTCTACGAGGTGGAGAACTTCACCGAGGACATGGCCCTGCTGGACCACGACGACGCCATCGACACCTTGGCCATGCACCAAGCCATTGGCAAGCAGCATAAGGGTAAGGCACCGGACATCTACAAGCCGGTGAACCTGATCGAGGAACTGAAGACTGACGGCGGGGAAAGCTACCTGGGGGTGCCGACGATGTCTGGCATCAATGCCGCCGACCTAACGTACGACGATCTGCACGACCTGATGGACAAGCGGTACGACGAGGCTGAGGCCGAGTTCGGCCCCGCCGAAGACTGGTGGATGGGCGGGGTGAATGAAGCCCGCCAGTGGATACAGTAATGCCTTTCAGGTACCTGTTGGACAAGAAGAGGCGATGGACTGTGGGATGCGACGTGTGTGGGTTCGGGGTCAAGATAATTCAGGGGGGTCCGAGAGACGGACAATACTGGTGCGACTGTCGATTCTGGGACACAGAGCAATTGAAGGAGGCACGAGATGGGTTGGAAAGAGGATTTGACAACGATCGTGGATCAGAACCGGGTGCTGCACAAGATGGTTCAGTTGCTGCAAGGGCAGACAGCGATCAACGGCAAGCGGATCGAGAACTTGAAGGTCCTGTTGGACGAGCAAGTCAAGAACCAGAGCCGGGCAGCGGATCGGATGGCGGATCGTATGATCGAGATGGCTATGGTGAACACGGGTCGTTCCGTTGAGGCCGCTAGTCACCGTCGAACACTCGCGGAACCACAGCCAGGGGTCTCGGACCTTTGGGAAGAAAACCCGAGCGATCAGTGGCCCCCGCCGGGGTGCGATGCAGTACAGATGCCGTAGGAGATAACGATGGCGAGACTCGCCCTGCCGAAGAAGAAGACCGAAGTGGTGGATGCCCTTGAGGCGGAACTGATGCCCGCCGAGCAAGAGGCCAACGTCCACATTACCACGCACAAGATTATCGATGCTTACCTTGCGGGTGTGCGACGGTTCAAGATTTTGGACAGGTGGTCCGGCAACCTCTCGATCGCGTTCGAGAACGCCAAGGGCGAACTCGACATGCGGTATGAAGAGATCGTCCGCCTGTACTTGGCCGAGATGGGCCGGTACATGAAGGTGGACATAGGACCCACCGCAGGGAAGAAGGGTGAGTCGCTTGACGCACTGCGGAAAGCGGCTATAGGTTCGGCAACTCTGGGAGCACTCTCAGCACCTCTCCCGTTAGAGTCGATCAAGCGTCAAGCACTCATCCCGTTCCTCAAGCATGGGACGGTGGGTCTGAACCACATCGAGACTGGGATGGCCGACATGCCGGACCAGATCGAGATCGTTCCCGCCCGCCAGCTCCGGGGTATGCCGTCGTGGGTGGACGGTACGGGCAACCTCATGGGTATCGCTCGTAAGCGGTGGGTGCCGGTGCAATGGCTCTCCGACCGGATGAAGTCTGTCTTCGACAAGAAGATCAGCACCAAGAACCCGGACCTCAACATGGACGCCCGCGATGTACCGTGGGGTGGGTCGGCTCCTGACACCCAGGACTACGGCACCGGGGCGTGGGGTGCTGGTATTGGGGGTGGCGGTGCTTCGACCGGCGGCGGTTTGTGGACTCCACGCACCGACCAGATGGGACTCAACATCACTAAGGGACAAGGGGGGACCTACTATGACCGACCAGGGCCTCGGCGGGACGGACGTCTGTACGTCCCGGTGGAGGAGGTATACATCTTCGACGATACACAACAGTTTGTTGCTCGGTTCATTATCAAGGTTGGCAAGACAATCCTTGTGGACGAGAACTTCGAGGAGCAAGGGGTCCGAGTTCTTTGTCCGCTCCACGTCGCTCGGCATACTGACATTGGTAAGATGTTCGCACGGGGCTACATTGCTCCGCTTATGCCGCTGAACGACCAGATCGAGAAGATGTTGGCCTCCTTGTTCAAGAACATCCAGGAGCTGGACATGTTCGGCACCCTCTTCATTCCGGGTGCGTCGGGGATCGACATTAAGGACTGGAAAACAGGTCCGCGGCCGAAGGCCACGATGTTCGAGCCGGACCCGTTGAACCCGTCGTTGAAGCCGTTCACGTTGCAGCCATCTAACACCGGGCTTATGCCCGCTAAGGTTGCTGACATCGCAGGAGATGCTCTCCAGAAACTGTCGGGACAAGGCCCCGCTTTTCAAGGAGAAACAAGTGGCAGAGTGGATTCTGCGGCAGGGTTGGGGTTCCTCTTCAATACTGGCAACATCTCTCTCGGGCTCCCATCGCACGGCATCGCTGACGCCTTTTCAGGTGTGTATGCTCGAATGCTCCAGGTCGCCAAAGAGCGTCTTACGCCGGGCGAAACAGTCAAGCTCGCCACCATTGACGATGCCATCGCGGGTGTTATTCTTGACCCGCAGACTGGTGATATGCGGCTCGCAGAGAATCCCATTCCTCAGCCCTGGGAGATCAAGGTCGACATCAGAGACCGCCAGCCTAGGGACCGGGAAGTCCGAAAGCAGGAGCTGAAGGAACTCTACCAGATGGAGCTTGTCGACCAGACCCGGTTCTGGATCACCGCGATGGAAGAGGACCTCGACATGCCCGGTGCCCCACGCGAGCTGTGGGAGACTTGGAGGAAGTGTACATGGCAGATCATCACCCTGTTCCGGGACGGCATGACGCCGGGTAAGCTGGACATCGGTGAGCACACTCAGAACCCGGACATTCAGCTTATCAAGCTGCAAGAGTTCATGAACAAGATCGAGTTCAGTCTGGCCAGTGAGCCCGTGCGACGGGTATTCGAGGAGTGGAAACTCGACCTCGAAATTTTGGCTGGCCAGAGGTTCCCAAGCGAGCTACCTCCGCCCGAGGAGATAGCTCAGATGGAGGCCGCGGGCGGACAGCAACGACCCGAGGTCCCAGGAATGGGTATCCCACCGGGCATGGCTCCCGGCGGACCCATCTAGAAAGGATTGACAGATGCCAGAACCTACCCCCCAGGGCGGCGAAGCACGAGCCCAGCACGCGAACGATGACCTGACCCTGAACATCCCGGCGAATCAGGTCCCCGGCCAGATTGCCAACGCTCCCCACCCGGAGCAGACCCGGACCTACCCGGTGGTGGTCAACGGCCGATCCGAAAGTTGGACCCTCGAGAAGCTGACGGCCGAGGCCCAGACCGGTGCGGCCGGACGCGAGGCGTTCCAGTCCGCGGCCGAAGCCCGAAAGGACAACGCCCGAGCGATTGCGGTCGAAGAGGACCTCAAGATGGTGTTCGAGGACGGGGACGTGGATGCGTTCCGCCGCCTCGGTGCCGCGTACGGGGTGCCCGGCGACAAGGTCGAAGAGATCGCGGCCCGGACCTTCGGGGAAGAGGAAGAGGGCGAAGACGAGGACGTGGTCAAGACCTACAACAATGAAAAAGCCGCTCGACAGGAGCAGACTCGTTCCCGTCAAGAAGGGCCGGTGGACTATTCCCGCCTGTCCCCCGACGTGCAGCGAGTGCTGAGAGAGGCCGAGAAAACAAGAATCGACGAAATTGTCAAGAATTCTCTTGACAAGGACGAGATTATCTCCTACAATATGGATGCACAGACTCCCGAAGGGAGAATTGCGATCCGTAACTACGTGGACGAGAAGATTCGAGGACGGCTTGACTCGTACGCTGGCGACTTCGGAGATGGAGCCCGTATCCTTGCGGATGTCCTGCCTGAAATCAGGACACACCTGCAAGCTCTCGGCACTCCAGGCCAACGGACCCACACGGGTCTCGGCCAAGCACCGGGCGGTGGCGACACGGAAGTCTATCCGACGAAACTACCAGACCATGTAGCCTCCACTGAGGGCGACGACTTCGAGCGGAACATCCTGGATACTATGGCTTACCACCAAGCCCAGGCCGAGCGAGGGAAGTCTCAGTGACTTGGACCGCAGGGGTCCAGCCCAATCCAAGCCCTGTACACGACGACGTATTGTGG